AATCTTCGCTCATAGTGACATCACTACAAGCCATCCAATCTGTTTCTGCTAGTCTTCTGTTGCGTTCTGCCCTTTGTGATTCTGCTACTCTGTTCGTTTCTGCTGTCTGTGCGGCTGTTTTTTCACTGTCCGTCAAACTTTCTATTTTATGTAGATATACAATATTGTCCTCAATATAAGGATCTACGCTTGTGCTTTTCTGGGTCATCTTATCGTATGAACGGCTCATCGTCACAGGCATTACAGAATTTTCAGTCATCCAATCAGCAGGTGGGCCAGACTTAGGGAAAGCAACATTCTTGAACAACTCTCTGTGTTCTCCCATGCTTTCAACTTTATTATCTTTAATTATAGCTATCTGCATATTATTACCTATTTGGGAACTCCTCACTGGGAGGACTAAAGTTAGATGTGTATCGGGCTTTAAGAGTGACACGGTAACTGTCTATATAACCATTTAATAGATAAGAGGTCGAATAGTACCCTGCTATTGTAAGAACATCATTTGCTATATAATTTCCTGTCCAAGCTATATCGCTTCCTATTTGACTGCCACCAATGAAAATTTTAATGACCCCTGATGTCCGTACATACGCGAAATGAATCCATGTGGTAGCACTAGGGGTGGCTTCAGAGTTGCCCTGTGTGCCAGTTCCAGCACTTGCCTGAGTTCCATAATACGAATGCCACTTTCCTTGATAGGGAGCATTTGCGTATGTCCCTAATGCTGGGCCATATCCAGCCCTATTCCCCATAACTGCACTATCATAAACAAACAGTCCCTGACCATCTGTAGGAGATGAGTTAAAGTACACAAAACCCTCTATAGTAAAATCACCACCGTATAAATAAGGAGCATTGCGTACAACAAGATAATCGCCTGATTCATCAAACTTTGCGCTTGCTGTACCGAATTTCTTTATAGAGGTATTTAACTGTGCATCCCCCACGGTTTCTATATTACTCTTGCCTGTCTGATCAAACATAGCGGCATTGGTAAAACTTAAAAGTGCTTCGGTGTTAGTTATAGCTGTAGAGGGTGCAGTGGGAGGAGTAAAATTAGAAGCGTATACTCTTGTTCCTTTTACCACTCGCACATCTGATATATATCCTTGGAGTCCTGCTCTTCCTGTACTATCTCCTGCAATATTCAAAGGGTAGTTAGACGTTCCTAGACTAGCAGTTGAGCTTGCTTGAAGAACTCCATTTAAAGCAAGCCTTAGTGTCGTTCCATCCCTTGTTAATGCTACATGAACCCATTGATTTAAAGCAGGATGAGTAACATTGAAAACTGTAGAACCATTAATATAAACATGAAAGCCTGTGCTATATTGATACAATAAAACACCAGCACTCACACCATTGAATATTCCAACGTAATCCGCATAAAGCCCAAGCGCATCAGTTCTATAGAACCAAAAATCTATGGTAAATGTACCATTACTCAAAACATCAAAATCACTACTTGCCGCAATAGATGCGTAATCCGCTGTGGCACTAAAATACCCTGATCCTCCATTCACTGCTGGATCATAAGCTGCACTAGGCGCAAAGGGTGAGAAAGGTTGTATTTTTGGAAGATTGCCAGTATATATAGTGTGTGCAGACGTAGATTTGTCTGTAAATCTATTACTGCAACAAGTTAAAAGTTTAGTATTTGTAACATCGGTCAGCGGTGAAGTACTGGGAGTAAAGCTGGATGAATATAATGCTGTTCCTTTAACCACCCTTAGATTTGATATACGACCTTCAAAACAGGCTTCTGCTTCTAAAGAAGCATTTGTTTCAACAATATTCCCAATAGCAAATGTTTGATTTCCTCCGGGACTAATATCAGTTGATGTGTAAGATGTATTTGTTGCATCTAAATTACCATTTACAAACAATTTAAAATTACCAGAGCTATCTCTAACGCAAGCAATGTGCGTCCATTGATTCATTGGAGTTGCGTTTGTTGATACACAAGTCCTTCCTCCTGCCGCATAAACACAAAATGCTATTTTGTCGCTTGATGCCGTGTCGTTTACAACAAGACCTATTGAGTTATTATCATTCCAATAAGGGCCAAGGTGCCATACTCTACTATAAGGATTGGTATCAGCGGTTACATAAGCCCAACACTCTATTGTGAAGGCTCCTGTTCCAAACGCAAAATCTGCTGAAGAACTGAGAGTAAGTTTATTTGTAGTTCCACTTACTGAAAACTCTGTTGACCACTTGCCTTCATCGCTGCTAAAGGGACTAAAAGTTCCTTGCGTTGCACTTCCTGATCGCGTAACACTAAAAGCATTGCTAGACGAATCTAAAAACGTATTATTCTGCGCTCCGTTTGTGCCGTCAAACTGATATAGCTGTGTAACTAGGTTAAAGTCATCATCTGTTGCTTCTGTCGCACCAGACGCAGAGATAAGTTTTTGAGCAAGGAAAGCCATTAGCTCATGTCCAAACCAGCGGTGAAGCCGTAATAGGTTGTCCCTGCATTCACCGTAAAAAACACAAGTACGTCTACATCTGCCGCACCTGTTGACAATTCAGGGGCTGTACCTCCTGCCCAAACTACTGAGGCAGGGAAAGCTATCGTTCTGTTGCCTGTTCCGTCCTGAGTCACCTTCAAAACAAAAGCGGATACATCGCCTGACGATGCCGGATTGCTCCATGTAAACGTGCCTATGTTATGGGCCAGCGTGATTGTGAAAAGACTTCCTGCGCTTATATCCAAGGTTACTGAAGTGCCTGAAGTGAGCGCAACGGCTTGTTCTGTTAGTGCGGCTTGGAAATTAGAAACCCCTGCAAAGGCTCCGGCTGAAATAGTTTTATTTGTAAGTGTGTCCGTAGTGTTTGTGCCTACTAAAGTGGTCGTAGCCGTAGGCATACTAATCAAGGCTTCCGTATGGTTAATAACATTTGAGGCCGGAACGGTTAAATAGTTCCCCATGTAGGCGTGTGAGCTACACTGATAATATAATATGCTTGGTGTATCTTCCGTGACTGCTATCTGTGTATAGGCTCCAGAGCTTCCTGCGGTTCCATTGGTCGTTACGCCAGTAGTGAAAGCCGTTGTTTTGTCTGCATCCAAGTAAAATAGGAAAGGATGGCCGCTGTTTGAGCTATCTGCTTGATCAAACCGATATATATATTGAGTGCTTGAGGTGACGTTATCCGCACCATGTAACTGAATCGCCGGAGACTCTACGCCATCTAAAAAGTATGCGGAACTGCTACCATCACCGTTATAGGGATGCGCGGCTGTCTTGGTTCCCACTGTAACCGCTATGGTAATCGGTGCGCTTGTGCTTCCGTAATTACCACCCACCGCATCAACTGGAAGAACGGTATCGCTACTGAAAACACCTTTAGATACTTTGGTTAGAGCCATCTATTAACTCCCCAACTCTGGCTTGGTGTCAGGAAAATCAGAGGTGCTAGGCCAATCTCTTAATTTTTGCCGATAAGTTTTGTATTTAGAATGATCTGGATGATCGGTGACAGTTGAAATAAAGTCTGTAGCACCTAACTCCATATTTCTCCAATCCCTAGCGTTTTCTTTTTTTTCTTCTTCTGTAATTACTATTGGATCGTGAAACTCATGTTCCATTATAGAACCGTCATCAAAAGTATCTTTTATCCAATCACCGTGAACTGGGTCTTTATCTGGATTTGTAATATTTTCTCTTTTCATTTTAAAATCCTTTAAGATTAGCCCAATTTACAAATGAATAATTATAATAAGTCTGGTTGTAAACTTGAGATGCAAGAACTTCTACTTTCGCGCTTTTTTCTGCGAGTAAAACTGGATAGCCGTGAACGTACATATCCATTGGATGTTCCAAAACTTGTCTAGCCACTGAAACACTTTTTCCTGATGATCCTTGGTAAGCCCCATATTCTCCTGCGTATGGATGCTGATATCTCATTCCATATCCGTAAGAATTATACTGAGTTGCAGACATACCTTTTGAATCTATATTCTGTGCGCCCCAAATTAATCTGCCGTGAAAAGCGGTAGTTGGTTCAATAATCGTTTCTACGCCATCTATCGTAAATTTTATTTTATAAGTAGCATTGCCGTTATAATAACTGGTTACAGCATTTCCAATAATAATCGGATAAGTAAGGTTTGTATAATTTAAAACAGTTGTATAGTTAGCATATGCGTTTTGCGATGCGTAGCTTCCCATAAAAGGCTGAGCGCCAAAAAATGTTGAGTCAATAGCGGTTCGTTGCGCGACAAAACCTGTATTAATATATGGGCCAGCACTGGAATTTCCATGATATATTGGAAATAAAGTTGGATCTGTTAAAAGATTACTTGCTCTTGATTCTTTTTTAGTTTTCGTTAAGCCAGCCATTTCTTATCTCCTATCACTCATCATGGCCCATCATGAGAGCGTTTACTGAAGCGGCAGAACTGTAAGCAATAATGTAATCATTAGCCTCTGCCACGATTGGCGCAAACGTCAAAGAACTTTTTGCCGCAAGGGACTCATCATATAAAATATATCTTGCATCTTGAAAAGTAGCACTAGATGTTCCTAAACCAAGCCTAACTGTCACACTACTTGTAGACCTATTAGTGATGGTAACAGAAAAAGTCCCCCCGCTTGATCCTGCCTGTCCTACATTTGCCGCCGTGGTCGCTGAGAGGTCAACGCCGTCTGCCTTGGTTGTCATTATAGTTGCCCCATAAAGAATACTTTACTGGTTGATATTGATGATGCTGTTGCAAAGGTTGGGGGCGCACCTGCCCCAGCAGAAGTTAATACTTGTCCAGCATTCCCTGTTGCAACTGCTACTGGATCTCCATTAGCATCATAACTAATAATATTTCCATCTGTTCCACTTGCCATCTTCGCAAGCGTTATCGCATCGTCTGCCACCTTTGCCGTTGTGACCGCACTTGTTGCCAGTTTTGCGGAGGTGATTCCGTCACTTGCCCCAGTTGAATCGGCAATTTTCGCCGTTGTAACTGCGTTGTTTTGAATCTTAACTGTTGAAACGCTGTTGTCATCTGGAGTGCCTACCGTGACCGCGCTTGCCGCTATACGCATCACCTCAATCAGCGAACCATTAGGCGGCGCGGTTGAAAATGTGAGCGTGGTTCCTGATACCGCGTAAGTGTTCTTGAACTGATAAACACCATCAATGTAAACATCAGTATTATTTTCTGTAAGCGGATCAGCCCCAAGCGTGAAAGCAGTTGTTGAGCCGTTGCCTGTGAAATTATCTACCGATAGCGTGGCCCCACCACCCCCGATCTCGCTCCATGAGCCGTCACTGTAGCCTTCAAACTTTGTGTCGGTTGTATTATACCGGAACATTCCTGCCGCCCCTGTGGGACGTTGTGCGGTGGTTCCTGTGGGGACATGAACGGCATCTGTGGCTGTACCAACGTCTAACGATACCGCCGGAGTAGCATCTAATATACCCACCCGATTGTTTGCGTTATCTACCTTTAGGGTGTTGGTGTCTACAGTCAGCCCATTGCTCACCACTAGATCGGTAATCGTAAGAGCCGCAACTGTATTGCCTGACTGAATCTTATCGGTATTTAGATTAGTAAAGTTAGCATCTAACTCTGTGTTAGTTAGCGGCGAGCCTTTCCCTGATCTGGTTACAATCGTAGACATAAAATTCCTATGATGCCGTTACTGTTATCGCCCAACTGACGTTAAGACTATCGTTTGATCCTTTGGTAATTGCTGAAAATACAGACCGACACAACATAGTTCCAGAGCTTGATGCGTTAAATATCCCTGCCTCTGTAACCGTTCCTGTGGCATCTCCAGCCTCAAACGTGCAAGAGTAGGTAACAGTTGAGCCTGATACTGTTGAACTATCTAACGCCTCCCTACTTCCTAAGATACTAACTAAATCTGTTTGCCCTGCCGCCGCCGCTGTCGTGCTTGATCCTAAAGCCATATGAGACATTACCGCCTCACTGGTTCCTACTAATCTATCAAGAATTGCATTCAGCCCAGCATTAACCACTAGGTTTTTATGCCTTCTTGTCTCTTTTACGTTGCCATCTTTGTCTTTCAAGACAATTTCAAGCTGTCCTTCAAACTTTGCACCGTCCTGAAATGCCATTAATATCTCCTAAAAGTTTGTCTGTGTGCCAGTATAATTCTGGCTAAAATAATCTGGGCCGCAATAATCTTGCGCTAAAATTACACCGCTGTCACTAAATGCTGGCGTTTCTGTGAACCCTTTTCCTGTACTGAATGTCAACGCATCGGTAAATCCACTGGTGTTTGTAAGTTGTCGGGCCGGAACTAAAGTTGGATCACCAGCAAAGTTCATTGCATCAGATAAAACTTTCGTAACTGTAAAGGTTGGGCTGTCTGTAAAAGCTGGGTTGTCTACTAAACCAAGCTCTTTAATGAATCGGCCTACCTTGACCGCAATAGCCATTCCTTTCGCGGTGGTTGCTGATATTAACCGCTTGGCTATCGTTACTATCTGAAGGTTTCCAGTAGACATTAGAAATCAGCCCTAAGAGTGAAGTTTACTACTTCAAAGACTGTTTCTACTGAGCCGTCTGCAAAGGTAACTTCTATTTCGCCCTCATAGGCTCCTGCTGTCTGGTTTAGATCGCCTGAACCGAAAGTGAATATAACAATGCCATTCGCCAAATCACCAGCGGCCCCTGTAAGGGTTGCAAGTATCGTTGTCGTTTCTGCGGCTCTGAATTTTAGTCGCGTGGTTGCTGAAGCTAGATTAACCGCCGCCCCTGTATCTTCTCTGGTTACGGTTACTTGAAGTTGAGGGCTTGTGTCATCTTTGACCAGTAAAACATTCGCCATTATGCCCTCTACACTAAATGATTAAGTAAATTGGTGGCTATAAGAATGCCATATAACCCCCACACCATGTTTTCAAGTCTGTTGAATCTTGCCTGTCCCGCTTCCAGCCTTTCTTCAATTCGCCTATATCTTTCTGCACATTCTCTTTCGTGCGCCCTGATCTCAGCATCAACTGTTGCGGCTGTAGGCTTTCCCATCACTCAGACTT